TAATGAAACATTTACTCCAACAGCTTCCCCGTCTAGTAATTCTTGTGCTTGCTTCGCTTGTATTTCTATTGATCTCCCCTCTCCTTCTGTTACATCAATTGGGGAAGATTCTTGACGAGGTTTTTCAAGGATAGATGTTTTACTTATTGGTTTTAGATTTCTAAGTTCTTTTTTTTCGGCAAGTAACCCTTTTTCTATTTGTCTTGTTATTCTGTAATCATCAATTACTTCTTTTATTACATCTTCATCATCAGCAAAACCTGATCGTTGAGTGCCCTCAAAAGCACTTTCAGCAACATTCATTATTTTTTTGTTTCTTTCAATTATTTGTTGTCTCTCTTTCAAGTTTCTAGCAAAATCTGGACTTTTGAAACCAAGGAAATCACCTTCTTTTTTATTTATAAATTTAAGGAGTGGTTTAGCGGGATGATCTTCTAGTTTCATCCTTGTATATTCTAACTGCTGTTCATTGTTAAATATTTTCTCTTGATCCTTTAATGAATATTGTTTAGGTTTTGGTTTATATGGTTCTTTTGTGACTTGTTTTACAGCACTATCCTCATCGCGGGCATTCGTCCATTCTCCACTTTTCTTATATTGATACACGTCCCTATTACCACGTCTGACAACACGGAGCTTTCCTTCGGTAATGAGTTGGTCGGCTTTGGATATTTGTTTTACTTCTTTGGCTATTTTTGCTCTTTGTTCTACAAGTTTATCCTCCTCTAAAGTTCTACCAAAAGAACGTGCCTTTTCGATCTTTGTTTGTAATTCACCTGCTTTCTGTAGTTCTATATCAGGATTCAGGTTTTTTGATAAAGTTTGTCCTAAAGAGATTTTTTTTGGCTTATTAAATATTTGATCTGAGAAAATTTCTTCTATTGTGTAGCCATCTTTTTTTTCTACTCCTATTTTTGTTTGAGCATTTTCAACAGACTTTATAATTTGCGCTCGTTTCTCAGGTGATAAATTATTACTCCTCAAAAGAGTTTTCCCTTCATTAATACTATTTCTTATTTCTTGTATATCATGCACGTCAGACGTAGCATTAGGATTAGCAAAAGGATTTTTACTAAAGTTTACAAGTACATCCTTACTTTCATTTATAGTCTTCGTTGAAGCAAGCTTCTGAGCGAGAATCTTTGCATTTGATTCATCTAGCCCAATACCTTTTAGGGTTGACTCAATGGCTTGAGGATTTGTTTCTTTAGTAACCGCCTTAAAAAATGCCTCTGGTATTTCTCCCTTAGTAAAAGCTTTGATCCCTGCTTTACCTCCAAAACCTGTGAGATCAAGAGCAATTGATCCTAATACAAGTGGTGCAGCTGCGAGTTTAGAGCCTGTATCTCCAATATATGGTTTGATGTCTGCCTGTGTCTTTTTAGTTGCATTTGGTATGGTAAGGAGTGGTTTATCTCCAAAAATTTCTTTTGTTAAACCCTTCGTTTCAAGTTGACTAGGAACTTCCTGATATAGAGAAGGAAATAATTTTTTGTTAACATCTTGATACGATTTATTAACAGTTAATCCAAGCATACCAACCGAACGAGCTGTTCCTTGTAATATATCCTCACCTACTTTCTGTGCTGCTTCTGGAATGCTTGTCAGTGTCTTTTTTAGTATTCCTCCAAAACTGTTTGCTTTTTTGGCATCTGCTTCAGCTTTCAGCGCTTCAATCTTATACTGTGCGCTTTTTGGCGACAACGAAGATACTCCAGGCGTTTTATACGAATAGGATGATTTGATTCCTAGTTTCTGTGCAAGTTGTTGTGCTGGAGTAAGCATAGTTTATTCCCACCAATTATCCTTTTCTTGAGCTTTTAACCATGAATCATAGTTTTCCATAACCTGTTCTACGGTAAAATATGGTTGGTTAGGATCAGATGCAAGAGAAGATGCCATAGATTGTTGCCATGAATCTTGAAATTCTTTAGGTGTATTCAAGAAGAATGAAGCCGCGTTAGGGTCTTGAATATGCGCTTGAACGAGTCCTTGCTGTTGTGATGGTGTAAAACCACTACCACTTCCACTAGAACTAGGCGCATAACTAGACGGAGCAGTTGAAATAACTTTACCTGTTATTGGATCAACAAGTGAACTACCCTCACCCATAGAGATAGGTTGATTCATTTGTTGCTGGAATTGGTAGTCATTTTGAGCCATCTGATCTTGATTTAAAGCAGTTTCATATTGAATTTTTGCTACATCAATTGCCGCTTGTCTCTTAGATTGTGCAAGAGCAAGTTGTTGCTGGAGAGGAATTTGGTTGTTGATATATCTATTCTCAAGAGATTGCTGTTGTCCTGTAATAAATTGCATCGGGATAGATTTATCAGCTATACCTTGATTGCCTTTTAGGTAAGACTCTTGCAGACTATTAAGTTGGTTTTGTGCTTCAGTTTCTTCTGGAGATAAGTTTTGTAATGCTGATAGTTGCCCTGAATAATTACCAGCAGTATAAGTTGGTGCTTGTGGTGCTGTACCCATTGTTGGGTTTTGAGCACTTGATGCAATTGCACTCGTTTGTGCAGGTACATTTGAAGATGCAGTTGGTAATGGTTGTGCAGGTGGAATACTTCCAGGTGCAGGATTTGCGTTGATATACGCGTCTATTTGTGCTTGTTGTTGTGGTGTTAAAGTCATACTATTTAATAATTAATTGTTAAATCATCAATCTCGTCATCGCCATAGTCCATGACTGGATTGGTTTCCTTACTTCCTAATTGTGCGTTCATAAGAGCAAAGCCTTCGTTGTATAAATCTCTGTACATTTCAAATGTCTGTCGTTCGGTCACTCTACTTGAGTAATATTTCATTAAAGCATTGTAGATTGGTAAGTCTTGATAGTCTTCTTCTAAGATAGAAACTTCTCCAATGATATAACTCGCTCCTGAAACTGTGTCTCCGTTATAAGCATTTTCTAGTGTCAAAACTGTTGTGCTCGTCCATGATGCAATCTTGTACCATTCATTGTCTCCCGATGGTGCAGTTACTTGTAACCATCGTCCAGCCATATCTTTTATAAATGTTGTACCACTACCTGTTACTGTTGTAGAACCGTTTGTCACCGTTACTGTTCCAGTTGTGTAATCAGCTTGTGAAAGGTCACGGGTACGAATCTTATACACATACGTCATCGTATTACCGGCACTTGACTGGATTGGATATAGTCCAAGTTGTCCGTTAAAAATATAGTAATACTGCGGTATATTAGAACTAACAGAAGATGTCATGGTTAGGTTATCCCACTCTTGCCTTGAAGAAATCAATCGAGGGCTATATTTATACGTTCCTACAGTTACCGTCACATTGATAAGTTTTTTGTAGTTATATGGTAAATCATGGAATTGTGCTGTCGTCAAAGTGATGTCTTTTGTCCTTTCATCAAGATTAAATTTTTGTATTAAATATCTTGTAGAGTCGTTTATCATTTGATCGCCAAGTGTCAAATTCGCTGTTGAAGTATTGTTGCTAAGAGTTCCGTATAAATTTCTTGATGTAGTATAAGTTTTCATTTTAAGCTATGGTGCATCCATTATTAGCAACTATCTGCCATTCGGATGCAATAAATACTAATAAAATACTATCGCCAACGTCATTGAACGTAATAGTCGTTCCTGCTCGTAAATGTGCTGGTGTCAATGTGCCATCTCCTCCATCGGTTATCATGCAAATAGTCTTGAATTGTCCTTCTGTACCATCTGCCAAGGTAAGTGCATTTGCTCCAGTAGTAACTAATTTAGTAACAGCCATAACTGTATCAATCACTCCAGCACCTGTTTTCAATGAAACACCACCATACATACCGCGTTTTAATAATGCTACAGCAGGATCAAGTTGTGGTGTTCCAGTACCTTCATGTAAATGGTAAAGAGCATCTTGTATCTGTTTTTGTATATATTTTTTAGTTTCTATATCCATACTATTCAATAATAATTTGTGCTAGTAATGGTGTTGCTGAAATAGACACTGTCGGATCATCATTACTCTCACAAGTTAATTCACACTTTGTTTGAATAAATTGTGCGTTTTCTATGTTTGGATTAAATTCCTGTGCTTGGATAGCTCCATAGGTTGCAAAATCAAATGTCGTTGTTGATCCGTATGATGATGTTAATTCCTTTCTAAAAGAAAATCGTATTGCCTGCCCTACAGCAAGTGGTTTCGCTAGGTTAAAACTTAAATGAGAAAGAGTTGCAGGTCGTTGGAATGTACCAATTGGTCGTAGTGCATCTTCAAAATACACGCTATAGTCATCTGCTCGTTGAAAAGAAGCTGATTGCGAATTAGCAAGTGAGAAAAGTCCTAGACTGTACACTCCAAAGTCATCAAGTGTATTACTATCATTGTCAAAACCTGCATGAAGTGTGTTGTACACAGGACTTGTTTCTGCTGGATTGCCATTACTAAATGAAAAGAGTGACCATATTCGTACAGGTTCTTCAGTACCATAACCTTGAGAAACTTTATACGACATAACAAATTTTTCTGTAGAAGGTTCAAATGTATATATTCCAGAAGCTCCAACTGTACCAATACCCATAATTAAACGCCCATTGTAAACGTTCATTGAGTCTACATAGACTACATTGATTGGAGTATTAGAAATGTATTGTGGAAATTGTACTGCTGGAAAGACTGTTGTGCCTTGTGTTGCATAGATATTACCTCTGAAACCAGCGGCAATATACAGCACATTATTAAGTGTTCGTAATCGTTGTACTCCTATTTCTGGTGCAAAAATCGGGAAATTAAATGATGAAGAAATCCGATCCCACGGATAGATTTTTTGTGTATTCGTAGCAATCATCAAGTTAGTCCCGTATTCTTCTATGTCATTGATATACTCATACTTCGGTAAATCAAGTGCTTGTTGGTTAAATGTATACGAAGCAGAATCAGCAGGATCAAACGTATCTCCAGTAGTCTCCATAATTGAACCAATATACGGTACATTAGAGATCACATTGATAAAATATACTGCATCATCTTGACCCACAATTGCTTTATGTGTCGAATCAACTGATGTAGAACTTATACTTTGCCAGCCATTAGTCCAAGTACGAGAATCTCGTGCTGTAGTCAATTCTCCCCATACATCAATAGCTCCATTTCTAAAAACAAAGAGATAGTTTTTCCATATTACAAGACCATTACCATTGGCATTAGTCTGTGTGTTTCCTGTCATTAAAAGCCATTGATTATCATTATCCGCGTTGTCAAATTCCCATAATTTACCTTCAGCATCAAGACTATAAATAACATTATTTACTATATCGTAGGCAAAATGCTTTGCTCCGCGGTGTTGTACATCAATATTGTCATTTGTTATGGTATGCACTCCTGTACCAGCATCAGTGATATTCACTACTGGAGTAGCAGCTTCCGCATTTGCAAGTGACGCAAAAAGAAATGTAGTTGTACTTGAACCATTTGCAATCCAATATGTTGTCCCTGTTGAAAGTCCAGCAGGTAATGTACCTGTTGTGGTAAGTCTAACTGCAATATTTCCTGAAAGTGCTGTACCGTTGTATCGAGTGATTGCAGATGACATAGTTATTTGATCTGAAGTTGGATCAGCCGTAAAGGTATATGAGAAAATATCATCAGTTGACTGAATCATTTTATACTCTGCTTGTGCATATCCAGGCAATCCAAAAATATCGACATGTCGCATATCTGAAAATCCCGTAGCGGGTGACTGACTTATTCCAGAAAAGTTGTCGATAATAATTGGTTTCATGTTATGAATCTAATCTAAAGAGTGGAACACGAATATTAGCTGTTGGATCACTTGTGGGGTTAAAAGTTGTTGGTGGTGTACCTGCTGTAATTGTTACTCGTCCTGCATATCGTGGTTCACTTGTTACTGCGTTTTGCAAACTAAGGTTAGAAATGTTTAACATTTGTACTTGAAGACTAGCAGTAGTATTTGTATTGATTGCAAAATAATAGTTACCTGCTGGTAAGGCAACAGCCGATACAGCAGTTGTTACTACTCCAGTTGCTGAAATACTTGCAGTTGTTACTGCTATCAATACTCTCTGTCCGTTTTCACTATAAACCGTAAGATCAAGTGTTCCTGCTACTGTTACTGTATTTACTTGAATAGAAATACTTGAAACTGTAATACCATTTGGAATATTGACAAGTCCAACATACATGTGCGTATTTGTTGACATGGCAAGATTACTTGAACTTGCAAGATACCCTACTGGTATTGATTGATAGGTAGTGACTACGTTTCCATCTATAGGTTCTCCATCAAAATTTAATTTGACAAATTCAGCATATCCTGTATTCGCTAAATCAGAAACTAATCCGACATATATTGTTCCAGTAAAGTTAGTGAGAGGTATATAAGCATCGTTATAACCAGCTGTAGTAGTGAGTAATGTACCACTTGAGTCGTATGTTGTGAGTGTTGTTGCTGATCCTGCATCAGTAGTTACTAAGTAAGTAATGTCAGAAAGGACCGCGAAACCATTGACTGTCGGTGTACCAGCTAGAGTTGTTGTTGAAACATAAGTAAGTGTGGTACCAGAAAGAGAATACTTTGCTATCTCGTAGGCATTAGCTGTACCTCCAGCGTCTCTTGTGAAAAAGAAGTGTGTACCATTACTGGTCATACCAAACTCATTAGTACCAAATGCTTGTCCTGCAATGGTCATAAGAGTAGGTGCTGCAGCCAAGTTTGCAAGTGTATATCTGTAAAGCCTTGTTGCTACACCCGATGTCGTATTGTGTGTTAAAACATAGATATAATCTCCTAACACTACATAGCCTTTGATACGATTATAATCTGCATCAGTGAGTGATGTATTGATAACAGTGCGTTGTAATCCAGGTGCTTCTACTAAGAGATAACTCGTAATTGGTGCCCCACTTTGATCTGCCACAGTAATTGCATAAAATTCAGTATCAGTATATCCATCAATTCCAGCTATTGCGGCGGATGATGTTACCTGCTCCATTAAATGACGCATTTGATAACTCTTTGGTTTACCATCCCCTGTACCATTTCCACCACTACCTCCTAACACCGCAACAAGCGGACTTGCTGGTGTTCCAGCTCCTGTGATGGTTACTCCATCAACTGATATTTGTATTACTGGATTTGTTGGATCAGTGTTATTAGTGTTTAGTCCTGTAACTGTATTCACCAATCCTCCCTCTGTACTGATAATTTCAGTAACCACTTTTGATACTACATTTGAAAGTGTAGAACCTTTTGCTCGACCACTGTCTGAAACATCACCAACAATGAATAAATCACCAGTTGCGAGTTCTGCGCTTGTGAGTGTATCTAAACCTGTTGACTTCTCTGATTCTGTGTACGCCATCGTAATGTATTTATCCTAATAATAGTTCATAAGTATCATCAATAAGAAAAGAGAAAGTATCATCAATGAGTAAGACAATATCACTCGGTGGTGATGATTCACTGAAGGTAATATAGTGGTTTGGATTTTTCATGTAAGTATCACGCATGTTGTTGTTTTAATACTTCTTCTTTCCATTTAATCTGTAGATCAAGGTTTTCATTCTTTTCAATTAGATCAATATTTATATCTTCAAGTGAGTCTTTTTTCTCAATAACAGCATATAAATCTTCTTTTAGCTCCGATAATGTCTTTCTGTATGTCTGTATATCCTTGAGTAATTCGCTTTTCTTGTTTTGTAAATTTTCACACCATAAATCAAACTCTTTCATCTTCTTTACTTTTTCTTCATCAATATTTACTGAATTACTGAACCGTAATGTTCGTTTAAGTGAAGCAATGATCTTATCATTCACCCGTGTATTTTCGCGTGCTTGATCTTTCTGTACTTTATATATTTCTTCACGGGTAAATAATTTCATATCTAAAATTCACTTACTGCTAACTTTGCGGTTGCTGATTCTTCAATAAAGTTTACTGCTGTGTAAAGCACTCCTGTACTTGCAGTTTCTACTGGTACTGCAAACCTTCGTGTTGAATTAGGAGCAATACAGTGATCCCAATCTGTTGTAGACGCATCACTAGTACCCCATTTCATAAAGATTGCTTTATCAATTGCAGTTACTTCTATCATCTTTGTACTTGCATTGAGTGTAATTTCTGTAGAGGCTGATATTGTTGCATCGTATGTTTCTTCAAGTGCAATAACAACTGGCAACATTTCTGGAATTGGTACATAACTACTGTCTTTTGGTACATTTCCGTTTAATGTCATATTATTTTTTCTTTAGTCCTTCAAACTCCTCCTCTACTACGACTTTTTTAGAGGCTTTTACTTTCTTTTCTTTAACTGCTTCTTTAGCTTCAATTTCAAATGCTTCTTCTTTAGTAATTACTTCTTCTACAGGGAGACAACGATCAAGAAATACCTGACGTTCTACCATGTTAGTAGTAATCATCTTACGCTTATTCATTTCTTTAGTAGCCCAATGTTTAGCAAAATGATCTGCTAAAAATTTTTCTACATATCGCTCCTGATGAGGAAGGAAAGTATATTTAACACTATTCCATGAAGATACAAATTCTTCATCTGAGTCATTTCTAAATAAAACTGCTACTGATTCCATATATACGGGTTTTTTGTGGAGAAACCTAGACTCCGTTCTTAAATAATGAGGTTTCGAGCCTCCCGCAATCCCCCATAAGGGATTGAACGGAGACTAAAAACTAGCCAATTGTGAGATATATCAATGCGTATTCGCCCGTAATACCAGTTGCCATGTGGTAACCAAGAATGTTGGTTGCCGCAATAGCTGGAGCCGCAGAACCTGAAGTACCAGCTGAAAGTGATCCAACAGCTTTACCTGCTACACCTGTACCAGTAAAGAGCACTGCACATGCACCTCGAGTCTGTACCCATCCAAAATATGCCGCTGTGATAATTGAATTTGGTACACCTGCAATAGCTGCAGTTGGAGTACCTGGTTCAATTACAAGCCCACTGTAAGGATGTTGTGCAACGATAACCTTTGATGATGTAGTAAGTGCTACAAGCAAAGGATCTTCAAGTGTAATTACTGCACCTGTTGCACCTGAAACTGCTGTATTACCCTTGATTCGGTAGGTATAACCCTGACCTGGAGTGACTGCTACTGAAAGGTAGCCACCTGCAAGTTGATTTGCAGTAAGAGTAATTGAGGAAGAAATAGTGATTGATGTTGCACCAATTGCTGCAGCACTTACACCAAGACCACCTGAAGGTTGAAGGTTTGTAGCATCGAGAGCTGTACCTTGGTAGACCTTCCCTGGCACAGTAGCTACTGCACCAATTTTTGAATAACGGAAACCTCGTCCGTCTGGACTTTCAGCGTAGCATCCAATTACTTGCTGTTGAATAGAATCATTTGCAAGTAAATCTGATCCAAACACTTGTCCAATTCCTGATAATGAAGTCATAATTTATATTTATTAACTAACTAATAATGTTTAAGCGGCTGCAAAGATACCTGATTGAGCAACCATTACCCAGTTTGTACCATCACAAACGAGTGTAATAGTGTCTCCAACTACTGCTGTACCTTGAGTATTCGTCAAGGTAGTTCCACTAATTGCAGTACCTGCTGCACTTGTCTTAGCTTTGATCGTTCCACCTGTAACAGTGAATCCTGCGGTAACATCAGATACAGTAAATGTGTACCAGAGTCCATTTGCAGCTGTAGGAAGTGTCCAAGATGGACTTCCACTAGTTGACCTGTTGTTAAAGGTTTGACCACATTGTGCAGCAGTAAGAGCTACTGTAGCTCCGACTAAAGCACTTTGTGTTACTGTTCTAACAGTACCTGCTCCAGTTGGAGCTGCTGAAAATGCTGGTGCGGCTGTAAATGAAGCAACACCAGTAACAGCTAATGTACTCCCGAGAGTAACTGCCTTATCTGTAACAATTCCGTCTTCTAATACTGGTGATAAGTAACTTTCTAATTTTCTAGCCATAATGATTTTGATTAACTAATAATCATCTGTGGACTAGACAGACGTGATACCGTCAAGTACTGCTGTACGTTTTGGATTATTTCCAATAAGTTCTCCACCGAGATAGACGTGACCTACCATTGCTGCTGCATTGATAGCTTTAATCCATCCAGACCAGCAGAAACCAAGACCCATGACATCTGAATAGTCATTACCTTGAATATCAACTGATTTGTAAGGGATAGCAGTTGCCATTCCAGCTTTTGAAGCCTTTGCAGGATCAAGTGCGTAGAAGTCAACATAGTGTTCATCAATCATGTAAAGTTCACCTGATGGACATTTTTCATCTCCAAGTACAGGAAAACCTTTGAAGTAAAGACCAGTAAAACCTGTACCAGTGTAGAAACCAGTACCTGCCTTACCGTAGTTACCCATAGACTTAATCATCTCTACAGACTTTTCTACACGTTCCTGTGGTTGTAGAAGCTGACCGTAAAGTGAGAAGACTGCTTCTGTGGTAAATCCACAAGTAGGATGTTGACCACCTGAAGTTGCTGCGTTATAGAGAGTATCCATTTTCGCAAGCGTAAGTGTTCCACCTGAAGCTGTATCAGTAGCTTGAATAGTGGTGTATGTTGATCGTGAGAGAGTACCGTAAGTTGCTACTGCACCTCCATCGTCCACAATAGCTCCAAGACCAAGAAAGTCTTTAGAACCATTACCTGTACCGTCTGCATAGAAAAGAGTACCGATATTATCAGCCATATCTTGTGCTGATGATTCACATTCAACACTAATTAAATCCATTACTTTTTCGTCTGTGTTGTTAATCCAGATTTCATCCAAAGGAAGTGAAATAGTAATTTGAAAGAATTTTGGTACAAATTCCAAATTTACACGGTTATCTGTTGCTGCAGTTGAAAAAGTATCGAATCCAGCAAAAGATTGTCCAGTGACATTACCTTTCCACTTGATTGGAAACTTCATTCTTTCTCCAACATAATTTTTTGCTGCACCTAATTGACGAGTTGCGAATACATTTGAATTAAGAAATGTATCAACAAGTTTCGGCATTAGTTTTGATTGAGTCGTTGTAGTGACTCGTGTTCCCATTGCGCTCATAATGTTTAATATTTAATAATAATTATTTTATAAGTGACCTCCATCCTCTATTTCTAAAGTCATTAGAAGTCATATATTCTTTTGATTGCCTTGCATTAGTTTCCTTAGAAACCGTCGCATCAGCTATCTTTTTCTTAGCTTCTGTCTTTTGTGTTTCCACTTCGACTGAAACTTTTTTTAGATCGTTGAGTATTTCCATACCCTTTCGATAATCAAGATTTCCATGTTCATCAGATGGAGAGTATTTAATCATTACTTTGGACAATTCGTTTTTTAGACTCTCATTGGCTTTGAAATCGACATTATATTCTTTTTCTACTTCCTGTAGTCTATCTGCTGTCCATTTGATCCACTTCTCTGATTCTGCTTTTTTATGTTCAGCTTCTTTACGCTGTTCTTCTAAAAACTCCTTCTTTGCTCTCTCAATGATACTGCGCTCATGTTCTTGATATTTCCGAGCAACATCTTCATTTTCACCAATCATGTCGGTTAGGAATGCCGGTTGCTCTAATTTTTCTACCTTTGTTTGTTTTTCAAGTTCGGCAAGTCGTGCGTTTAGTTCTTCAAGAGCTTTTTCTTTACGCTCATTTTCCTCACGCATTTCCTTCCAAGTTTGATTCTTTTTGAGATCAGGCTCTGGTTCCTCTTTAGGTTTCTCTACCTTTTTCTCCTCTGTCTTTTCGGCTTGCGATTCCTGAGGGACTTCCTCTTTTGCTGAATCCTCGTGTTGATCTAAAAATTCTTCTAATGTTTGACCTTCACGCTCCGCATCCGCAAATATATTTTCTTCTTTTTCCATAATTCTCTCGAGCTTTATTTAATGACCACAGCAAGGGAACGGTCTTATTTATTAACTACTATCTCCTTTAGTTGATTTAGTAGCAGATTGTTTAATTTTGGCTGACTCTTTCGATAATTCCATAGCTTGTCGAGCTTTCTGTGCTTGTATTCTCATCTCAAGTCTAGCCTTCTCCATTTCTAATTCGTGTAATTCTTTTGCATTTAATATCTCCTCTACACCTTTTTGTTGTTCTATTTCAGCCTTTTGTTTCTGCATTTGTAGATCACCTTGTCCTTTCATTTGTTCAAGTTGCATTTGTGACTGTATTTTCTGTGCTTGAGCTTGTTTAGCTGGATCAGGTGGTGTAGGTGGCATATTAAGTTCTGGGAAAAGCATTGTTGGATTAACTTTCCATAAAAAGAGTTGCTCTGCGGTCTTGTTGGGATCATTGAAATCAAGCTTTTCAAAAAAAGTCTTTGGATCAATAGCCCCCATTTTCCATAGTTCTAGGACTTCTTCACGTTCACTCACTGGATCTTTAGGTATCATTGAACCATCTTTAACAGTCACCGTAAGAGCTGAAACGAGATCAGCACTTCTTAGTTGTATATATTCTTCTGCACGTCCATTACCTAGTATGGTTGCAATATGGGGTTGGTCGTAATAGACATACATCATTTGTACATAGTAGTTAAAAACTCTATCTGCAAATTGCTCTAAATATGTTGAAATTCCACCACCTATGCGATCACTATCTTGTCCTTTAATCTGCATCTTTCCTCTTACTGTCTTATCTTGGATCGTACCTTGAGCAGTTGAACCTCGTACTCCAAAAATATTGCGTGATTCATTGCGATAATCGAGTAGAGATTCATAAACAAAGCTAGGAAGTGGAGGAGCTGAAATTCGTGCAATTGCCCTATTCACGTCACCAGTCGGTACAAAGAATGTTCCACCCTTCTCTGTTGCTCTAGCAACATTATCTGCTTGTTCTTTCGTGAATGAATCACCAGACACAGCAATTGATCCATTTGTTTTATCTGCATTTTTATCAATCTGACGTAATCGCTTATTGATTAAGTCTTGCAAAGGGATATTTTGACCAACAAGGCTTGTATCATCATACGGGTGCATACCAACTGAAAACACTGAAAGCATCATGTATGGTTTTTTAGGAAACTTGAAATGGTTTCTACCTGCCTTTTTTTGTATCGAAACACCACCCATTTCATCTGTTACTTCTTCTTCTTTTTCATAATTCCAATGAGGATTTTTGGTTTTACCAAGCACTTTGTCATCCATAGTCCAGAACGTATAGTCATCAGTCCACCATTCTATGTACTGCATTTTAGTACCAAGTTGGTCTTTACACTGATCTTTTATGTATTCTTTGCACTTAGGATAGCGTTTTATCAAATTACGAGCTGTATCTTTACGATATTCTCCTAGGTATTCTCCTGTATATTCAGCACTATCAATCGTAGCTTCTGGGTCTAGGATGAGTTTTTGTGGACGAATTGCCACTGGAACCACATCATTTTTCTGAATACTCCAAGCTAATTTGATTACACCGAGACGGTAAAGTGTCCAATATCTAACCACTTGTTTGAGTTTTAGGTTAAATGAATTGTTATCTGACCAGTATTGGATCATCTTTCGGACATTTGAAGCTAGTTTTTGTCCCTCTGGAGTGTTATTACCAGTTACAACAGGATCAGCTTTAGGACGAGTAGCTATTGGTAGAAAAGTCTCAACTGCCTCAAAGATAAGGTTATCTACAGGAGCTCTTGTATTAGAACCAATATATTGCTTACCGAGCCAGTAGTCCTCATTATCTCTTTGAGACACTGCTAGTTCTTTTTCAAATGGAGACCATGCTTTAAGCCAATCATCCTTTAAGTCAAGCAACTCATCATCAGACATTGAAAGCTCAAGTTCTGGGAGTAAATCAGAAATGACTCCTTCGGTATTTTCTTCAAGATTACCTATATGAGCTTTATTGACATCTTTGGGGAGTGTGTAGTAACCAGATGATAAATTAGGCATTAAAAATAGCGGAACAGCTTGCGCTGTCCGCCTGTGTTAGGTTAGACAATAATTACTTGCAATAAAATTATAACAAAAGTTTAAATGTCAAGCACCTGTGGATAACTGCTTAAATGTCGTCTGTATCAGGTCTATTTTCTTAATAGTACCAACTTCATCAAAGTGGATGATTGCTTGACCATTCTTCATGTTTAATACACCCCCCTGTATCAATTTGTCAAAGGTATCTTGCACACGTCTAAATTCCATAAATAATCGAGCATCATGTTCAGTTAGAAATATTTTTGTTTCCATTATTCTGTGTCCCTCCAATCATCATCTTTTGATGGATATTCAAAGTTAAATAGTTTTTTAGGTGAAATACCCTCTACTGTATTATCAGGCATTATCTCATGTCCTGTGTCAATAGTTTCCATTCCAGTATTCATAAATATTTTACCATCTCCTTGACCAAAACGTGCCATACCCACACGCCAGTATAGGATCGCATGCACAAAATGGTCGTCATCAAAGCGTTCCCATTTACTTTCAGGAACACCTAGATCATTCTCCTCAGTTGTACGATAAATATGAGTAAAGTGTAGTGCAACGTCATACCAATCATCTTCTGTTCCGTTAAGTGGTATTCGTTTATCTCTAAATTCATCAATGAGCACTTGCATCATTCTATTACGATCAACAATAACATTACCAAGCTCCTCATTTTCACCATAGTGAATCAATTGTAGTGTCTTTCTATCACGTCTGTAGTGACATAGGAATACACGTCCTTGAAATTCCTCTCTCATTTTACGAGAACCTATCAAGTCACCGCCTTGATCTATCACCATAATAGCATTAGGATATCGCCTCATGAGTGTTCTAAGTGGTTCATAATCATCACAATGACCGTTGAAAAATATACCTTTCTTATTTCCTATGACATACCATATTGGTAGTCCCGTATCAACACCAATCACTATTCTGCCTTCCTGATCGTTCACATCAGGTGTCACATTTTTGAGAATATCTTTAATGTTTACTTTATCTCCTCCTTGAGTGTATGGAAGTCCAAGCACACGGGTATAAAACGTGTATTGATCTCCTTTAGAATAATCAATGATCTCTTTAGCGGTAACCCATGGGGCAATTAAAAGTGGAATCCAGTAGCCTGAAAAAGGACGATCCTCACTCTTTTTATACTTTGCTATCCATCTACCATTTGCTCTTTGATTATTGGTTATTTCAGCCTTACAATCCTTGCACTGGTATATTTGTTTCTCAATATTGATTGATTCTGGATAAGAAAGGTATTGTTCTTTACCACAATCACACGTTACAAACCAGTGTTTCTGATCTGATTTATTCCATTTCTCATGCACACCTTGTTCTGGGTATGAAGGATGGGAAAATAACCATTGCCATTTGACCTTAGAAGCCTGTAAACGTGACTGAAATTGCTTAATAATCGCTTGTTTCGAGCTATCAAGCTCGTCATGTATCAAGATATCAGCACTAAACGCAATAGCTTGTGATTCTTTTTCAGCTCCAGAAAAGATAACATTAGCTGTTCCTATACGCTTTTGATAAGTGTTATCAGTCGATGATACGATTGCACGCAAAGCTGGATTAGCATCTATGAGTGGATCAATCTTACCTTGCACGAATTTGTGCATAAGATCGGAGTTAGGAAACGTATAAATGATAGATAGGTTCATTCTATACGCTACCCATAGAGCTTTGATAATGGAGATAGTTGAGAAACCAATTTGCGCTGCTTTAAGGGCAACAATCTTATTACTTACATCAGAGAAGGGTTTAAATAGAAACTTACGATCTTTATTAAAATAGAGTGGTTTACCAGCATCGGTAACTATATTGTTCTCTTGTACCCATGTAGTAATACTGACATCACTAAGTTTCATACATAGTGTTGTTTTCTTACTTGAGAAAGACAGAAAGAAAGTTGCTCCACTAAATTTAGTTTACTAATTTCTTCTTGAAATGACTCGACTGGAAAACCAATTGTGGTATGAAAATACACAGCAATTTTAGGAAGGATATAGGTTATCCATTGCGTAATATCTTCCTTTGTTGTAAGTAATTCCCCTGCACTTTTAGGTGTTTTTTTAATTTGCTCTGTTAATTCATTCATGTTCTAATCTCTCTTGTATAGCTTGTAAGTTCTTTAGTATTTCTTCATCTGTTGGATCAATAGATTGTGTGAGGTTTAGATTGACTGATTTCTCTGGTGCATAACTTCCATGAATCTTAAATACTTGATCTGTTGCTTTCAAACGAGCATTAGCATCTACTTTAGGATTGTACATAATTTCTTCAACAACTTTCTTAGCTCCGTCTTCGCTAAAGCCGAGTTCAGTCAATGCTTCTTGTACGCCAAGGCTATTTAAAACAACTTGTGGATTCTTTTTCATAGAAACCCCATATCCACTACTTTCCACTAGCTCACCACCTGTTCTGGGATTGTCAATAGTGGCATTCTCTATGATAGCTTTAGCTACTCTTTTTTGTCTTGTTGTTGGCATTTTCTTTTACTGCACTTAAACATTTAAAACATACTACTTCTCCTTCTTTAGCTTCATGCTTGCAATTATGAGCTTCCCCAGCCATATTTAAGGGATATTTCCACTCGGAATCTTTTTCAATATAGTGACTTGGATTTTTGTAAGTCTGAGGAAACCCTGTATCTTTAAGTTGTTTAGCTAGTTCGTATGTCATTTTGGTTTAAATCGTAAGTCTTTCTGTTCAGTCCAATGCTTGTGGAAGATTTTAGCTGTTCTTCCGCTTGGTTGGGCTGTGTCTCGTATGTGTTCTTTGAGGTATTTCTTGTTGTCTATTCTACCTGTTTTTGGGTCTTTACGAGTGATTAAACGGTGTTTACATTCTATGCACATCTCTAGGCGACCATCTTTGTTGTCGTTTATTGTTCGATAGTTGCAAGTATGTTTCATATTTTACTTACAGATCGCTTTCACGTCGTCCTCTGGGATCATATAATACGTTATACCATCTATCTCAAACTGATCGAGATTGTATTTCTTATAGAGTATTATATCACCTTTTTTTACTAGGGTCACTTCATCTCCTATGTCAAGTACAGTGGCTTTTTCTATTTGTGCCTCACTTTCGTCTACCATTGAGATTGCTGAATCTGCTATTTTATGTAGGTCTATTAAAATGTTATTTCTTAGGGGTTTTACCATGTTTTTTGTTTGAGGTTTCTATAAGTTCATTAATTTTAGTAATAAGGTAGATAGCAGTGATGTTTTCACCTGTATTTTCATCAATAATCGTTTCATCTATTTCGAAAGGTGAGAACCAAGACCGTTTTATAATTCGCTTAGCATGTTTTAGTTTGATTGGTTTTATCATTCTTTTGGCACTATTCGCTTTGTTGCGATAGCACTGGTTATGGTTAGTAATGCACCGGCACATGAAACAGCATTTTCTAACGCCATTCTTGTTACTTTGACTGGATCAAATACATTAGAAGCTATTTCTAGCTTACCACCTGCGTTCTCTTGGATTTGATTATATGGAGCTTGGATAGCTTGTTTCATAATATCAGACATATCTTCTGATTGTAGTGCTATATCTCGCAATGCTAGACCTCCACCATCAATAATACCCTCTTGGATAGCCGCTTTTGTAGCACATACTGCATCATCTATCTTTAATTTAAGGTATGTTAGCTCACTGCTTGTTGGTGCTCCCACTTTTATCAATGCTACTTGACCTAAAAGACGTGCAATACGAGCGTCAAAATCCTCTTTATGAATCTCTGAATTGTCTTTTTGTATCTTTAGTGATTCAATTTTTTCAGTTACATCTCCTTTACCACCAATAAAAGTAGTTGATTTTTCTCTAACAACAATTCGATCGCAGGTACCAAGATCATTTAATGTTCCAACATTAGGGAATAAACCTGTAGACATGCCAAAGATTTTTGCTCCTGTGACAAGTGCAATGTCCTCTAAAATCTCGTTTTTCTTGATTGCTGGAATTTTAATACCAACTATTTCAAATTTCTGCTCCATTTTATTTTTCACAATAGTCGGTATCATGTTTCCGTCCATACCATCACAGACAATAACTAACTGTGATACTCCACTCTCGGAAACCTTTTGAACAATTGGGAGTACATCCTTAATATTTGAAAGTTTTGAATCTACAAGAAGAATCTTTGGATTGTCAATAATAGCTTCAGCGCGCTCATTATTCATCATCATTGGATGAATCCATCCCTCATCTATTTCTAAACCATTTGTGTATTCCACCCTCACTCCATTTACTTCGCTTTCTTGTACATTCACTTGACCATCTTTGCCTACTTTTGTATTTGCTTCAGCAATCAATTGTCCTATTTCCTCACTTTCAACAGATAATGAGGCTACTTGCTTTACATCTTCGAAAGAAGACACAGGACGAGCCATTTCTTTCAATTTCTCAATTATTTTTGCACTTTCTTCATTGATCTGTTTTCGTATTTCAATAGGGTTTTTGTTTGATTTTAGTCCTTCTTTGAAGATTGCTTGAGCCAACACAATTGATGTCGTCGTTCCATCACCTGCGTATAAATTGGTTCTTAATGAAGACTGTTTAATAACATCTATACCTAGTTGCTCAATCTCATCTGTAGAATTGACTTGTTTTGCTATGGAAACACCGTCATTAGTGATTGTTGGCATACCATACATGTCCGTGTATATGGCATTTAAACCCCTTGATCCTAGTGTTTGCTTAACTATATCAGCCACAAGATTAACCCCTTTTAATATAGAATCTCTAGCATCTTTGCCTGTTTTTATTACTTTTTCTTGATACATACTATTCAGTTGGTAATTTATTTATAAATGACTCAAGTTCCTCACTAACTTCGTCTTGCATAAAAATTTCTCCTTGTGGTTTTCCTTTTACTTTTATATCCATACGATCTATTGTTTGACTAATAACAGTTTTATATCGTAATGTTGCAACTAATACCAGTATTGAAACCAAAATACCAGTTATAATACCAGTTATAAACATCATATTATTCTTCTTTTGAAGGTTTGTATTCTTTTAAGTCTTTAATAACGACATCTTTAATAATAAAACCATCTGCGTCAATTTTTTCTACTGCTAACAGTGATAGTTTAATTTCTTTCAAATACTCTATTAACTTATTAACACGCTCTTTATAATCTGCTTGTATTTCTTCTTTTGTTGCCATATTTTAATTAGTTACTAATAATGCAAACTTAGGGATAAGATCAGCTATGATTGCGTCTTGCTCACCGATGCCATGACCAGCACCTGGGAAGACAATCATAGTTGATGGAACATTCTTTAATCTATAAGCGTCTTGAGTCTTGAGGGCACCTTTGTAAAAGAGTTCATCTTGGTCGCCAATATAGCCATAGTTAGGATCAGAGAGTTCTATGATGAATTTATCAAACTCGCCTCCTGCTCCTGAAATGGTAGCTGACCCATAGACCGCGATACGCTCACCCATATTAGATTTGTTGTAGTCTACTTTACCGAAGAAAGCTTCATAGTCTTCAGCGTCTAGTGGACCTTCTTTGCCTGCGTGTATGACTTCTTTTATGTAGACTGCACTAATTGCTGTCTGTACTGCCGATAGAGAACCAGCAGAATTACCGCCTAGGAGTATTTTCTTACCTGAAAGGTTGAACTCCTCTTTATGAGCACGTACCCAACGGATGACTGCCATAGTATTACTGACTGCCTTATATTGTTTATCGGGAGTGAAGTCACCTACAGTTTCTTTTACATCAGCCGTGATACCAGCGTAGCCTCTACAAGCAAATTCCTTAGCCCAGTTGACACATTGAGGGGAGTCTTTGGTTGAGCCACCTGCGGGCATCCAGATAACTACAGGGTATTTTTTATCAGTTTTAGGAGGTAAATAAAGGTTTAATTCTAAATGTGGGTTGTCGGAGTAAGTATGAGTAGACTCTTTGATTTGGTCTTCAGTATAGATTTTATCTACATAGTTCATGTGTTTATTATACTCTGTATATTGCCTTTGTAAACAAAATATGTTAATATCTTACAAAACTACTGCCATGATAACACTGCTGATTTTATTCTTGTTCCTTAATCCTATCATTGATTCCCAAGGAGTCTCTGGTGAAATTACAGGTGTTCATATTGAAAAAGAAATGACCTATGTACAAGTTACTTACAAAACTGGTAAATGGGGAGTATATTTCTTACCTGAAGTGACCGATTCGTACGAAAAGGTCGTTTCAACTGGCACATTGCTTAATGAAAAATCAGGATTGCAACTATTTCCGCTTTCTGATACATGGCAATATGTCAAACAAAAAGAATACGTTTCTTATACTAAGAGCCACTAGGCTCTTTTCTTCTTCCCCATCTCATACGCTTTGACCAATGCCTTGTAGATATCGTGAGGATATATACCTTTGGTGATATATTTCTCGTATATATCATTGGTAAGTTTTAAGAGGGGTTGAGAGATTTTAATTTTTTTCATGATTTTTCCTTTAATCTTCTATTAAGTTCGGATATTGTTTCACCCATCTTCCTTATTCTTTCGTCTTTTTCCTTATCACTTACTGGACGTTTTAGATTATTAACTAACTTTTGTAAAGCAGAAACATCATTAAATTCATGCAAGATAATCTTTCCACCTTCATAATGTTCAGCTAGTCTTAGAGTACCAAATATGTCATCTTGTGAAAATGTTAGAACTCTCCCCATAATTATTTTGTTCAAATCTTGTCGATTTTCGTAGAAGAATTTGTTTCTTGATAATAGATCTTTCATACCACATACACAATAAGGATTCATATTTCTTAACTTAAGATTTCCAAGAAGAAACAAAAAGATGATTTTTATTTTTTCCATAATTTACTTCTCTACATTAAATACGTTGGTTACGAAACTTCTCTTTAAACCTTTGCTCTATTTCCTTCTTTGTGTGTTCGTTAAGCATAAAATTATTTTCCGTTACCTAATAAGAAATTACCATCAGTTTGAGCGACCTTCTCAAACAGAGTCTGACCATCTTTTGCTACTGCATAAGGTAGAAATACTTGTGCTAGTGAAACATTCTCAGATTCGATGAATGCCATTTGAGCCAGTATCCAGTCTTTTGTGCAAGCCCATGCCACTCTATATGCGTAGTCATCATCATCAGCCTTTCGGTTATTTTCTTTCTTGAGGACGTTTTGAAAATTCTCCCATTTTATAGGTAGACGAAAGGAAACTTCTTTATCTGCAATAGTAATCATAAACCAAAGTCCTACCACTCTACCTTGGTCGAAATGCAGTTGTACACCAGAAGCCCCTGCTCTCATAAGAGCATCCTGAGCCTCTTGGATGTGCCGACCAGCGTGTATTGTTGTATAAGTATTTTTAAGTGCCATGTTGCTTTTTGCTACCAGTAAAGTCACATTCAAAATGAAAATTGAATTTGAGATCACCAAAATCCTGTCGTACCCGCGTACCCCTAATAACAATCACTTTCCATCCTTTTTTTTCAAGATAGTCCCTGATTGCAGCATATGGCTGTGGTAAAGAAGATTTCTTTTTCTTTGGTTTCATTTTATTCATGGTGGTTCTTTATTACTTCTATAGCAGTGTTGAGAGAGTCTTTTGTTGCTACTTCGTAAGTTGAATTACTACCATAAATCTCATCTCTTTTATCCTCGAGCTCTTGTATGAGACGGTTTCTTTCTTTTCTTATCTCTTCTGAGAGGAGGGAGGAGATGAAGGATTTAACTCTTTTATTTAATTCAAGATTGCAAATACTTGTGCCATATTTAAAAGCTTGTTCTTTGTAAAATGAGGAGTTTCCACCAAATTCTAAATCAAATCTACCTTCCCATCCTTTGCTATTCCAAGTAAATGTTCCTGTGTAGGTAGATTCAATCACTTTTCCTGGTATACCATCTTCAAGTTCTTCAAATTTTATTTCTTCTATTCCTTTGCTATCACCTAATTTAATATTATTACGTCCTGTAGTAGTTTCCATACTCTCGTGGTAGCCTAGTAAACCATTTTCTTTCCAGTTGCTATTGGGGGAGGAAGAATTGATACCGTAATCACCTTTAATCATCTTACCAATCTTCGTTTCTACACCATCTAAGTAGATAGTATGTCCTTCACAGGGTTTGTCTTTACAGATGTCACACTTCTTATCGCTTTGGAGATTAGAGTCCATAAAGTAATATATTTTCTGGGGTTGCTAATATTTCCTCCCCACAGATCTTACAGATTATGGTGGGTAATTTAATTTCAAAGTGAAAGTCACTAAAGAAATCAGGAGGAATTTTTATATATCTTAGCTTCTTCTTTTTTGATGAGTGGGATTTCATTGTAGTAGTGATTTAATCTTAGAGGAGACGGAGTCTTGAATATCTTTTAATCCTTCTTTTGTTACTCCCATTAAGCCATTACGCACTGGCCCATTTTCAGTCTCGATAATTGTGTCTTCAACCATAAATTCTTCAAATATTTTATTCGTTTCCTTCAAAAGTCCTTCTAGTTCGGTACGACGAGAGAAATCAATGCAATGTCCGCATGAGTAATCGTACCTATCTGAGTGTATACAAGTGTGATGACCTTTAATTTGTTCTTCGTTAGTCATGGGGGTTATTTTTAAAATCATCTAATATTCTCATCGTTAATAGTTTTTTGAAATCTTCGGGAAGTTCATAATCCTTTGGTTTACATTTACCACACCAGCAGTATAAAAATTCACCATCTTCATAACAATCTGGTACTTTAGGTTTATTAAGTAACATTCTTTTGATTTCATCTAATATTCTCATAGCTCATTTAGTTAGGGTTAGATAGGATTAAATCTTGTAAATATTCCACTGCTTTATCCCAAGATTTAGTCAAATTTATTTCGTGAAATTTTAATGATTGATACATCCATCCTGCATCCATACGATTATAGTCATCCTGCGTGTATTTCATATTTCCAGCATAGTAAGCAAGTTGGTTAGTATATTTTTTCATTTCATATCCGAACATATCAAATTTATCCCACCTACATGACTTTGCGAGTGCTTGCCAAAAGAGAGGATCACAAACTGTTTTAAATTCGCAAGAATAGTCTCCATATTCAAGAATACTTGTATGCTCTCCGTTGTAAGGATTCCAACCTCCCTCTATTGCTTTTTCGATTACTTTTTCCATACCTTTATTATTTATCTCTTGTAATGGGATGAGAGACGGAGCAGAGAGCATTTTTCATAGGGACTTCCACCCAACTGTTATGAGCAGTACCGAAGCTCGTGGCGATTTTATAATCAAATTTGATTACCAGTTGTACAACTGTGGCTATTCACCTTACGATACTCCACTTGTGAGCACCGTTTCCGCTTGGTTTTATTTGACGCTCTCTGTTCTATCTCCCATCTGATGATGAGCCTGTGGTTTGGGGCAAATGAAGTCATCAACTCATTTGAACAAGTGGAATAACACTGATGAGATGCTATCCCTTTATAAATCCCCAAACATAGACCCACCATCTTGTATATGAGCCTATACCCAATAACTTGGGTAGAGCTACACCGCTTCTCACTGAACAATCCTTTAGAAGCACTTAGAGACACTTTCGTGTTTCTGGTTTCCCTTCATCAGTCTCCCCTTTCGGGGGGATTGCTTGTGTTGCAACTTTCAGCTCTGGCAACGGTTGGATATAGACTCACATACTTTGTTTTAAGGAACTAAATTGACCCCGACCTCGACCCCGACCTCGACCACGACCACGACCACGACCTCGACCCCGACCTCGACCCCGACCTCGACAACGACCACGACCACGGCCACGACCACGACCACGACCACGACCTCGACCTCGACCTCGACCACGACCTCGACTGAACAGGTAGCCACCAGAGAGTATTTCTATTTCCTATCTGTGTAATTTGAGATTGCATGATTATTTAACATCTTTTGGTAATTTGTGTTTCCATGGAAAGAAATCAACTACAGACGATAGATTGATCCATGCTGTACCAACTGGTTCTACTTCATTCAAAGTTCCATTTTTAATAGCTTCGTTAAATCGTCCACTATCGGCAATCCAAGCAGCGTCTTTTAGTTGTATAAAAGCACCCATACGCTTTACTACCTCACCTGTCATATGATAGGTGACAGTACGGATAAATAGCTTTTGACCAACAAGATCATCAAGTGTAGATATATCTACCAATTCATCAGCTAGTAATTGATCTTTTATTTTCTCATACGATTCATCTGATATTTCTATTGTTTTTGACATAATTTTATATATTTATTTGATAACGCTTGTAATAATAAGTTTCACCCATTCCCACCACCCATAGTGTTCTCTGTAGAGTGTACGACCATACTTACAGTGTTCACAGGGGAAGGATATGTATTTCTGTTTTCCTGTGTCTATCATGCCTGTGTTGTTACATTCTAAGCATTTCATAGATACCTTGTTTTGTTATTTTAGTAATAGAACCTCGACCATATTTCTTTTCAATTGCTTCTTTGGTTCCTTTGGGTACTTTGGCGTGTAAGTCTTCGTGATCTTTGCCGACTTTTTTATCAAGTAATTTTTCGAGTTTCATTATCGTATGTTGTTATAATAATTCGATTCATATCCTAGTTGTATTTGTTTTTCTTGTGAGACAATTTCTTTCGTATCATAGTCATTACCTCGTAAGTCTTCTCGTTCTAATGTTATCATTCTCCAGTATCTATCCATTGAGTTGTATTCTTTGACCATATCAATCAATATTTCTTTTGGTACAGTTTCAAGGATAGGATGATGTTTGATGAGAAGATTGACAATACCACGGTCTTTGTTTTTTCGTTCTCTAAAACGTGGTTCTTCTTCGAGATAATTTTCTATTTCTTGTTTCATGTATTTTTCTGTAATACATTTAACTCCAATAAATAATCTATATATGTTTCCGCACCACCACTCGGAAAAATAACATCTTTCCAATATTTATATTTTTCTGGATTAAGCACATTACTTGGAGGAGCATAATTTTCTTCTATGTAAGCAATCACTCTCTCTAAAAAACCCTGATTGAGTACATTTTTGGTACTCTGTGCTATGGTGTGTATTTTTCCACCTATATCAACCATTTCTCCGTTAAACTCAATCTTGAGCCATTGTCGTACTTTCTCTCTGTCGTGATAGTTTTTATAGTCCATACCCTCCTGATAGAAAGTAAGTAATGGACATACTGCCCCTTCAAAAAATCCACGTTGTTCCTTGCTTTCTGGCAATAATGGTACTAATTCAAATGCCATATTTGGATTTTCTTGTATGTATTTTTTAAGATGTATTTTGGTGTATGTTCCAAAATCAAGCCCACCATCAATTGTGAATCTACCGTTAAACTTTTCTGCTCTTGGTTTTTTGGTAAATTTCAATTTCATACTTAGAAAGGAATTTCAGAATCATCTACAACTTGTGTTCCCTGTGGAATGATCCATTCTCCTGTATCATCTCTATCCCAATCAGTCGGTACATATACATAAATAAAACCTGTTTTTGCTTTCTCACTTTTTGTCTTCCATGCTCGCACTTCTTTATTGATCCAACTCGTAGTCTCATCACCAAATGCAGATACTAATAGTTTTACATTAGTCCAATTCAATGAAGTGCTTCGTTCTTCACCATTTGATAATTTTACATTTATAATAAATTGCTTAGTTGCACTTCCGTCTTCTTTTTTAAATGCAGAATCTTCCCATACACCCTCACTCATAAGAGTGACTATATCTTTATGTTTTATATCTTCTTCTTTATTGATGAATTTTGTATTGTTTATATTTATTTTCATTATAATTTTATTATTGTTGATAATATTTTATCTACTTCTTGTAAAAATGCTTCTTGAGATTCCCTACCACTTGCAATTTTTTCTTCAACTTGTTCTCTTGTAACTTCTATAGTATGTAATTGATGTATTGGAATATCAGGATTATATGCTACGAAATAAAGTTTTTTTAATTCTTCATTCACTATAAAGTATTGGATAACCTGCCATTCGTATTCATTTGGTATTGTATTTGTAAGCCACATTTTGACATGATTTTTTCCTCCCATACATTTCACTTCAATAGCTTCATCTTTACCAATCAATCCATCTGGTGAATTAGCAATAAATGTATTGGTATCATCTTCACAAAATCCTGTTCTTTCTACGCTTTTACCTGTTTCTAATTCAAACATTGCAATTGCATCAGGTTCCAATCTATTTCCTCTGTCCATTGCATTTTCATAGTCTGACTCATTATCTATTCCAACAGTAAGTCGTTCTGCAATAGTTTCATAGAGTGCATCTTGTCTGGCTTTTGGTGTACCCATGATTGCTTTGAGTGTAGTACCAGTGATTTTTCCTTTTCTTAGGTGATGCCATTCATCACTTTTTTGTTCAATATCATACTTTTTCATTTTTATATTTTGCACCAATTTGTTTTGCGACCTTTAAAACTTCAATATCTCTCCTCTCATCTTCACTTAGTGATAACCATAATGTTGATAATTCATCATACGTTTTCACTTCCTTTATTTTTTGTATTGTTTTTTCTGGATCATAATTTTTTCCAACATTCGCAATAACAGTTGCGTAGTAATTCTTATGATCCTCCAGAAACAAATCCCTGTATTTTCTGACATTTGCAATCATGCTTTCTTCTCCCCAACGCATCTTCTCATCTGATGAAACGAGTGCGATGGCGGCATTTATAGCGTTGAAATAAGCTATAGACAAACCTTTTCGATACTGTGCATCTTTTAATATTTTTTCGTTACTATTTTCTTTACTCATATTATTTCATACATTGCTTCATAAAATCTTCATACGGCATACCCTCGACCTTTTTCTGTTCTTCGACACAGGTATTCCATTCATCACTCAATGCTTGTGTTTGCTTTTCTGATATTGCAATCCATATTCCACCAATCACCATTGCTATAAAAATATACTTCATGCGAATATTTTAGATTGATAATCAAACCACGCTTGTATGTTTTCAAATGATGTTTCTATTTCAAACTCTTGGTCTACATCATCTTTGCCACTTGCCACCCACCAACTTCGCACAATGACTACTTCTTTTAGGTCGTTATTCCAGTGAGCTTCGAGCTTTGTTTTGTTGTCGTAAGCTTCACAGATAACTGTTCCACTATGTAATCCGTTGCATTTTTCCATTGTTGTTTGGTTATTGATAATCGGAGTAGTGTACAACTGACGTGTATTCGAGACGGATCAAGAATATCGTTGTTGTATGGTACTCCTCATTGATACTTGTGTATCTAGTAGTAGTGTATAGGAATGATGTTATTGTGTCAAAGTGTTAATATGTGGATAACTACTTTATGCTAAATTTATTCGATAGTTCCTTAGCCATTTCTGATACTTGATTTTTTGGTTTTTCTATTTTTTCTAGTTCAGGTTCGTTTTCCCAATCTCTATTTCCTATTTGTTTTAATTGATTATTTTTTGATAGTTCTTCTACATATTCTTTGTGTTTTTCAATTATTCCATCGAAGTTAGGACAGTCTCTTTTTATTTGTGTAAAGTCTTCACCATCTTTCGGTTCGTACCAATCATACCAACCAGTGTATTTATGATAGTGTGGAGTAATACTAATTATGTTCCTACCATTTATTGACGCACTTCCTAATTGCACAACAACACCCTCTCTTTGTGCAAGAATTGCACGATCAAGATCATTTTCTGTAATGGAAACTTGGTCAGCTTGTGAATATCCATATTTAACTTTGAAGTATTTTATAGCCATTTTGGTTTATCTTCTTTTTGGTAGCGAAGTATCGCAGTTTCTAAAGACGACCATTTCTCAAAGAGTTGAAGTGGTGTTGTTATTGTTGGAAAGAATTTTAGGCCCTTAATTTTTGGTAATGTTTTCTCGATTACAAATACTACTTTGTCATAGGTATAATTTTCTATAAGATCGGAACACGCTTTACGTTGAGTTTTGTTGCCATACATTTTCTTGCATGCTGGGTTTATTTCCTCAAAGAGTTTAATAATCTCTGAAATATCGGATGAGCTATGCTCAGCCTCATTAGTATTAGAATTAGTATTAGAATTAGTATTAGAATATATGATAGGGTCAGGAGACGTATCGATATGGTATCCATAGTCTATCTTTTCTCTTATTTTTAAAGGTATTTTAGACATTTCTATTTCTATACCTCTTTTAACCTTTTCACTTTCAGATGATTGATGTTTTTGAAAGTTTTTAATACAAACCCAACCATCAATAAACATGACTTTTCCTGAAAGTCTTTTAATCATCTTTTTTAACATATCTAATTCTATTCCAGTCTCAAAAGCTATGGTCTTGAGTGGAAGTTCATATATACCCGCTATATTAGTATGTTCATTAGTAAGAAAATACAAAAACAAGTATCTATCTAATGGATTTAATTCTGAAATGAATGTATCACTCCAAAATTTTGTATTAACATATCTCTGTTTTGCCATAATGGCGTTATATTCTCGGCTCGCCCACCCCAGCTTGTGAGTGGGTTGAGCGATGCGAGAACACACAAGCTAATTTAATAAAAAACCGACACAAGTATTATACCACCTTTATTCTTTCTTGAAGTGGATAACTCCAAACAAAAAATTCCTAAGGATTCTTTGAGCCGATAGAGGTCGAATTATCAATATAAAAAGTTCTTTGTTTCCATACATATTTTGTTGAGTACGCACGAAGGTACAATTTTATGACGATGTCGGCTTTGATCGCCTCACTAATTCAATTGTAGTACCTTGACATGGTTTGTCAATAGTGTTTTTTACTCTCCAAACTCGTGCATCTGAAATACCACGGCAGTCACCACACATTCCCTCAAAGACAACGTCAATAAAACATTTACATGTATTACAAGTGTGTAGGTCTTTCATATTTTCTCGAACAGCGAAAGCACATATTGTCGTAAATGATACTTGTCCCAACCTTGCATTTTTCGCACTGATACATCGGCAAGGATTTCTTTGTATCTTTTGATTTTTTCTTCATACCAGTCGAGGTCTGGTTTTTGTTGTCCAATAATAAGGGTTCTACCAGATTGTGACTTTAAATAATATACATGATCTTGACCGTATAAGAAAATCATTGCACGTTCATAGTCGGGAATATTGCCAGAATTGTAATTACATTTTGCACATTGTACATGCAGATTTGTCAACTCGTAATAGAGCCATGTTGGTGACACCGCACCTGCAATAAAATGACCTGTATGCTTGCCTCCGTTGCTCTCTATGTATCCTCCACAGGAAATACAGTAATCTCCATCAATTTCTCGTACTATTTGCTTGCAAGTCTCCCATAGAATCTTTTGTAGAGCCTTGAGAAGCTTACTATGCAATTTATTTTTATTAGTAGCAGAAAGTACCATGTCGCCATTTTTGAATGCCTCTAATTGGCGTATATCGGCTCGGAATTTCTTTGTTACTTGCTTTTTTTTCATCTATGTTGTACTATATGGATGTCTCATTTAATGATGAGTCAAGCGTTTGACAGACCGTATAAATATTGTCTTAAATAAATTTATTGAACCCGAAGCCACTCATTGATCGTGAGTGGTTTCTTTTTGTATCAAAAGTAGTAGCTTTTTAAATAAAAGTTCTATCTCTGTACCAGAATATTGTAGCATCTTTTCTATGCAGTGTTTTTGTATAATTTCGTTTTCCATAAATGAAGAGGACACCATGTTTCAGGTGTCCCCACTTGCCCAGCGGTAGCGAATCGCCCAGTGCAAATATCTTAATCCAATTCGTAATTAGTGTTCGTAAATTGGCATAGTTCATTCCATGTTGTCAAAAGTATGTCGGTTTCAATTGCGTGTTTTATGGTCACTGCATAGTCTTTTTTGCGATCTTCAATAGTAATACCGCAGTTTTCCATAGCACAGATAACTCGTACATGTACCATGCTTTTGGCACGGTCAAATTTTAATATCTCAATAAAATGAGGTGTGAAACCCTTGTTATCTCTGTGAATAACATGTGTCACCGTGTGTACTGCAAAGGTTTCGTGCGTACGTCCTTTAGTCACAAAACGTTCTCCTAAACTTGGTCTGCCTTTCTCACTACAGAGATGGCAGAACCATACTCGTGTGATAACCAATCCCATGTTAGTAGAGTTTTACTGCGTTAAAAATGATTTCAGCATATTGAGCGACACATTCCTTGTGAAAGCGTCTGTCCTCATGTCTGATGAGTTGTCCGTCATGTGTGTATTTTAAATGTGACTCAAGAGAATCGTAGGCACGACGGATAATCTTTTCGATCGCTTTGGATCGTGCTTTTTTCTTGCTCATGGCTTTTTGTTTTTAAATCGTAAAGCAATAACAGCATACTTTTTTTCTTCACAAACTAAGCATTGAAAGTGTATTGTACGGAAATTTCTTCTACAAATCACACGATCACGAGTTATTGTCCTATGTGGCGTTACACGCTCACATTTTTGACATCTGGATAGTATTTTCATGGTACTTGTTTTGTATAAGTATCTAACGAAAAAAGAGACACCGCAATAGTGTCTCTTGAAAACTGTGCATAACTTACCTGTCAAACATAATCGGGGTAGTCACGGTACGGCTATCACGCTTCTTATCAATCAAGAAAAATGTTTGGCGTGGTTTGTCGTATTCAAAACCCATTGACTCAGAGTAGTCATCCCAGCCTATCATACTTCCATTTACTGCAAAGTTGGTATCTTGCTTGTACTGGTGAAAATGTCCGAGACAATACATATAGATATTTCTTTGGCTATATTTACGAAGTATATGTCTGCGAAGTGGTACATCTATCCCACCAACACCACCTGAATATTTGACTCCGTGATGTCCGTGACCGAAAGCAATTGATTTACCGTATACATCAATTATCGTCACCGGTCCCAGTGGCATAATCAACTCAAAGCGTTCTTCTTTCTCGAAGTGCTTTTTGATGTTGTGGTAAATAATCGTCTCCAAGCTGTTATCTTCCTCGGTACTTATCCAGATTTTTTTAGTAATACGCGAGTGATTTCCACAGGAAGTTGGGCAAGTGATCTTCAAAGAAGTATTATCCAAAATATACTGAATACCACCAATTAAGATTTCTTCCGCCATGATGATTGCTTGTGCGGGTCCGAGTAAGCAAATGGCTACAAGGGCTTCGTGGATGTTTGAGCTTATAAAATCTCCACCAAGCCAAAGCACAAGGTTCTCAATCTTTGTGCTTTCTTGTTCTTTCTTAATGAGCTTCACTACATTTTGAAAGAATTGTTTTGAGCGTGCTTCGGCTATTTCGAGGTTGTATACGTTGGTATAAGTCAAACGTCTTGGATCAACACGTTGCTCAATATGCCAGTCGGAGGCAAGTACCACAGCAGTAGCTTCTGAATGTGTGTTCTTGTCTTCTACTGCGAAGTCAATAAGTTTTGGCACAAAGTTCTGACTTTCATCATAGAATGAAACAAACTTTTTGAGTTCGTCATTCTCTTTTAAGAGAGCGGAGTATTTTTTACTTTCCTCTCTTTTTTGCTTTTTAAGCATTTGCTTTTTAGCATCCTCTTTAATGAGTTCTTTGGCGCTTTTAATGCGTTTAGTTTTCATGGAGCTAGTTTTGCCTGTATTGTACCAGTTATCCACCGAAACAAGTGAGAAATATGTGCATAAGTAGTATACTTTGTGTAATTTGTTCACTCAAAAACATGACTTATGAAACCACAACCGCAACTGTTCTACCACAAGGTGGTGAGACTGCTTTCCGCGTTTACTGTCATCCTTTTTTGGGTGGCAGGCATGAGCTTTATATTTAAAAGTATCGGCTTGGAATTATACGAGTCTTATTACATTTCTCTACCCGACATGATTATCTCGCTCTTAATCGCCCCTGTGATCGAGGAGGTAATGTTTCGCTGGCTTCCTTGGCAAGCTCTTGCAAAGAATAAAGGAAGTGACGTACAACTTGCTGTCGTCTTTGGTTCTTCAGTAATATTCGGATTGATGCATGGTAGTCCATTTGCAGTGCTCATTCAGGGAGTCTGTGGACTGGCTTGTTTTTGGGTGTATATCAGAAATGGATCACTTGGCTGGTCAATCATTTTACACATGATGTGGAATTTCTGGGTTCTCTATGCTTCAAAATTGTGAGCCATGATAACGTTCGCGATTATTACGGTACTCTGGCTGTTCTTGAAAAAGCACAGAAAAAAGCCCCCGTGAGGAGGCTTTTTCTTATTCTGCTGATTCCATTTCTTCTACAGATTCGATTTCCTCTACTGGTTTGATTTCTTCTTCCATGTAAATATATTAGCTAATAATGGTTCCATACATGCTCCGATGCTTTCCAAGGATGGGTATTTTCCTTGTCGTATATCTTACGGGCACATTGTATATTATCCACTGCATTTAATACATCTCCCTCACATTTGTAGTGTTTCCAAGTACCATCAATAATCTGAAAAATTCCCTTAGCACTACTGTGTGGATTCTTAGCAAGTGGATTAAAGTCTGATTCTGCATCAGCAATACGGATCATGACTGGTTCGTTTGCAAATTCAATAGCAACAAGTACCCGAGGATCATGTACTATGTACTCTTTAGTGGTATTGCCAGAATAATATGATGACGCATTAAACGGTATATTCAGTAAGACTATCCAGAAAGCTATCAGTAATACGATCAGTAATTTTCTATTTATAGACATAATACCATCTGTCACATGGTCTCTGTATTATACCCCGTTTTTTACTTTGAAAAGCTAGTTTTCCCCACCCTTGACCGCCTTACCGATTGATGTTGGTAAATCGTATGCACCACTAGCAGAAAGCCCTGCCATGATACCTGCAATCACTACCATTTGTACAGTTTGTTCAATTGGTACGATGATAAACGACAATCCAATACCGACAAGTAATGACACGAGTCCTGACCATTCACTTGGATAGAGATTTGTTTGTTTGAGTATTTGTGTTACTCCAATAGTCAAACCTGTTAATGTTGCCAATAAAGGCAAAATATCTGCATTTAATACTTCCATATTATGATTCTAATATTTTTTTAATGTCTAATAATTTCTTTTCTGCGACTTTTGCTCTACTCTCCCAATTTTCGACAGGTTGAGAGATAAGATTTCTAGCCCAGTCATTTGAAAGTAGTTTACCGTAACAAGATTTAACTGCAAATTTTCTGTGAGGTTCTATTTTTTCTTTAGGAATAGCATATCGCTTCATAGTTTCATTCAGTAATTCTGTAAGAGATTTTATTTGTGCATCGGTAGGTAGTGTTAAGTCGAAATTTCCAGCCATGCATAAACCAAGTGATTCCTTGTTTTTATTTTGTTCAGTGGTATGTGCACCATGGTAGTGTTCTGGTCGTCCTCTCCATATGGTACCGTCTTTTTCTATAAAATAGTGATAGCCAATACCTTCCCAACCTTTTGATATATGATAGTCTTCCACCATTTTAGCAGTGTGGTGTGAAGTATCTGCGAGAGGATTAAGATCAGTGCCTCCTGTGTGGTGAATGATTAAATACTTTGGATAATTACCAATTGGTTTGTTTTTGAGTTTAGTATATGTTGCTGTTTCTTTGAAAATCATAGTTATTTAACTATTAGAATAATAAAATTTACAATAGAGAGAGTAAAGAAAGTTAGTGCTACACTCATTACAATTATCTCTACTTTTTTCATATCAGAAAACTCCCAATATTATTTTAGCGAAAATGATAAGGTTGCCTATCCCCAGTATACCAAACAACCACTTGAAAGTATTCAATGACGAGAGAAAACTGATTCTAAACTCGTCAAATACTTTGTCGTTTGATTTAAGTGTTTGTAGATCAGATGTTTGTTGTATCTGTGTCATGGTCGTCTGTGCATTAAGAATATCTTGGCTTGCGAATTTATCAGTGTGCTTTGCTACTGAACCATTTAGCTGATCTAGTCTTTTGTTAGTTCCATCAACTGTGTTTTTAATCTCACCAAGTGCTCGATTGATTGCCATGTGTGAATCTTTAATATCAGAGGCAATGATATTGGTTTGCATCATCTTGGTTGCTATTTCTTCTTGGATTAAGCGTTTAAGATCACCGATCAATCCACTATTTTCTTGCTTAGTAGATTGAGTTGATTGGTATACAGTATCTTTTATGTAGTTTTTGATGTCTTCGGGGGTCATGATTTTTCTATTATTGTGTATCTTTATTTTATCTGACTGATTTGATTCTCAAGATCGAGTATCTGTTGTTCATAAAACTGTATACTATCGGCATAACTTGCTTCATGTGCGAGTTTTGCTTGTATCATTTCTTCGAGTTTGAGTTTTAACTCTCCGAGTGTCGTAACTATTGGTTCAGGAGCGACCACTTCTGGCTTAATCTCTACTTGTGTATCATCTGAAAGTTCCCCAGTTTCTGGGTCAGTTATTGGTTCTGTGATCGTCACCGTTTCTTCTTGTAATTTTATTTCTTCTTCTTCCATATATTTTAATTTAATTATTAAGATGTTCTATAAGTAATACTACACAACATGTGTAAAGCTGACGTTGATCCAAACACCATGTTTATCTCAAATCCATTGTTCGCTGCATTTCTTCTCATACCAACACGGACAGCAGTTGGTGATCCTGTGGTACTTCCCTCCACACGACCAGTACCAGTGTACATGTATTCGTTCGCGGCATCTCCTGAAGTTGCAATCACCGCAGGATCAGGACAATCGGATGGTAGTGTCCATGCTACTGTAGTATTTGTTGTGCCAGCGCTTGTATATAACACACCAATAGTGAGAAAAACAGTTCCACCGATTCTATTCCAAGCGTATTGTTGAGAAACAATTGTTGTAGGTGGTGTACTGTTCCATGTAAACGTACCTGCGTATGTTGCAAGAGGATGATCTTCAAAAGGTATTAGTGTGTAAGCAGCTGTTGCGTTAGTATTATTCGCAGCTAAAGTATAAGCCGTACCAGTGAGTTGAGTAGCTACGATTGATTTATCGGTTACTGTCTGAGTTCCATCAGTCGTGAGGACACTTGTTGAGGCGTTACCAGGAGTAGTTACTTTTAGGTCAGCTCCTGCAAGTGTAAGTACATCTCCTACTTGCGTAAGTGTGGCATCTCCGTTGTCCCAATTTATTACTCCACCTTCTGCGAGGAAAAGATCAGAGAATTGTAATGCTGTGGTTCCCAATGAAGCTCCATCATTTGCGTCTGGGACAAAAGAAGTATTTGCTTGAATAATGTCGGCTGAAAGTGTATTAGTTGAAGGATCATAAGCAAACGCTGCTTCACTAGTAAGTGCTGTGGTACTACTCCAATATGCTACTTGGTTAGCTCCACCACCACTACCAGTTGGTATGCTTGCCCATGTTGCAGTTGATCTATTCCCCGAAGGAGCAGAAAATACCATTGATTGCCCTGCGGTTGGGTCATTCGCTGGTAATATTATTTGGAGATCAGTGTTTGATGTACGAGCATCTGGACCAGAGAAGCCGATAGAATTAGTGCCATTGGCGGTGAGTTCTTTGAATCGTATACCATGTGTACCTCCAGCACTTACACTCCACGGATACATCGTAGTAAACGCTGATCCGACTTCAAACGATACTGAGTTGTTGTTATGGAAGTTAAAAAGTCCGTTATCATCATCAATATTAAGCCATGTACCATTGTTACTAAAATCTTGATCTCCGATGTTGTATACCCTAAAGTTAGGATCAATGCGTAGCGTCCTATTTCCGCCTGTTGAAACAGTGAAAGTATCTGTAGCATTTGCCCATTTAAAATCATCATCGCCATCTACTGATGATGTGCCTGTCCAAAAAGTTACTTGATCGGCAGCACCAGTACCTGTAACAGTACCTCCCCCAGTGCTCAGTTCTAGCCAGCCTGTGTTTGTGGCACTTCCTGTTGCTTTTATGAATACTTGTCCTACTGCTCCAGTATTTACATATGCTATGTCTCCCATTGTCCCTACTTGTGCAGATTCGGGGGTTGATGTTCGATAATATTCAGAATGTTTTGCTCCACCAGAAGAATAAGCAACATTTAAAGATGTGTAGAAAACAACAGCATTACCGCCTCCAAAGACTATTTGATTTGAGGCTGTACCAATTCCTTGTGCAGAAAATACGCTACTGAAGTTTCCACCAACTACACCATATTGTCCAGACACAAAGTTATTACTACCAGTGGCATTTCCGAGTATTGCACTTCCGTCAGCGTTATAACCTAGATATACGTTGCCAGTTCCAGTTGTTGTGTATAATCCAGCTCCTACTCCTACGCCTACGTTAAATCCATTGGTACTTAATGCCAGTGCTCCATTTCCAATTGCAACTGTTGCGTTACCATAAGTAGTTGCAAACGAAGGATTATTCGTATCACTACTAATAATGACAAGCCCTGTAGATGTGCTACTAGCTCCTGCAAAATATCCTAATAAGACACTTTCTGTATTAGTGTTGTTTACTGCCGAACCTGCACTTGGTCCCCAAGAAACAGTTGTGGCGCTTGAAATAGAATAGAGTCCTCCATCGCGGAATATACTTGAGTCTGTTTCAAAGCTCCAGACTTCAACATTATTTACCCGTACAGGAAACGCGAAATTATCAATAGTGCCTATCCATTTTTCACTACCAACTGTGTTGCCATCCAAAAGCCATGCACCAGAAGCCGCACCCGCATTTACCCATGAGAGCGTTGCGACACCAGAGGAAGGTGCAGTTGAAGAAAGAACTTGACCGACTGTTGGATCAGTTGAAGGGAGAACATAGGTTGTAGATTGAGCAAGACTATCGGAAGCTTTAAAAGCGGTATAATTAGTGCCATTTACAGTTAATTCTCTTAGACGAATCTCATAGGTATTCCCAGCACTCGTTCCGTGGGGCAAAAAGTGTACGTTTGTAGGATTGAAATATACTTGAGGTATCCTATCTACTCCAATTATGACCGGGGCTGTGCCTGCACCTGTTTCGGTAGTAAGAAAGAGCCCATCTCCAAGTACACCCTCTAAAATAGAGTAGCTTCCAGGTTCTGAGAATAATTCCAAGAAACTATCTCGTACTCCAATGATTGGATAACCAACAAATCTGAGACCAATATTAGGGAACTGTGCAGGATCAGGTAGAAAATCAAGCACTGAACTATTGGAACCACCTGCGGTACTGTAGTGTGAAGTCACCACACTTGTACCTATGGTGTTATTCAAAGTTAATGCAACACCATTGTCAGTAATATATGGAAGTGTACTAGGAAAAGTATTGTCGTATAATTCCAATAAAGTTGATGGATTATTGAGACCAATACCCATTTTCCCATCAGTCTTTATTCTTGCTTTTTCTGTGCCATTCGTATAAATAGGAAAGTCATACGCATCATTTGTTCCTATATATTTCTCAATACCATTCGTATTACCATTAAGGAGCCAGCCAGAACTATCTGATGATGTGCCACCACCTCCTCCTCCGCCTCCTTTAGGGTAGGAACCAAATCTTTCTACTTCTCTAAATAATGAAGACAGACCAAACACTCGTTCTTGATCTATAAACAGTGCAGAATTGTTTACTTTTCCTATTATCTCGTCTGGTGTGTCAGGAGATCCATCGAGTCCATTTTTACCGTCATCACCTCTCTCACCACGGTCTCCCTTCAATCCATTTTTACCATCTTTTCCGTCTTTACCCTGATCTCCTTTTTCTCCCTTGATTCCTTGTTTTCCCTCTATGGAGTCGCCTTTCTCACCACGATCACCCTTATCGCCTTTCTCCCCTTTATCACCTTTAATCGTCAGCATGGAGACACCTTTTAGTGAGACTTCCATTTCTTTAGGAAATTCAGGAATTGTTGGAAACTCTGGGAATTTCTCTGGCTTTGGTATTTCTACCTTAGGGATAGACTTCACTGCCTTGACTACCTCATTCACTGCTTCTACTACAATACTAGGGTCGTTGTTAGCTGTGAGATTAGTAATATCATCGAGTTTAGCGGACATTTCACGTGAAACATCTTTGTGGGTTTTTGCTACGACTTGTAATTCAGAAAGGGCTTGATTTGTAGCTTCAATTTTTGCATTTGCATCCTCTAATTCGTATGCTTGACGTTCACTGTCTGATTGATGTATTTTGTCTAGTCTCATAGTTTTTCTTTTAATAATTTATAAATTCTCTTGTCTTCTTCGGTGAAGTCTTTAAGAAGTTCTGCCACTTCTTGATTTTTTCCTTCTGCTATTAACTGTTGTACTTGTACAAACAATGGGTACATTTCTTCTTGAGCTTTCAGTGTAGCTTTGGTTTTTTCGGCTGTTTTAATTTCTTTGTATATCTCTTGTTGTTCTGGAGTAAAATCTTTAAGTAGTGCTGGTATTTCTGATTGTCTACCTTCTGCGATGAGTTGTTGTACTTGGTCGTAGATAGGTTTTATCTTGGCTTTTTCTAAAGCTTTTATTTTTTGTTGTTCAGTTAAAGCTTTATCGTAGCTAGATTTTGGTTGTTCTTTAAAGTATTCTTTTGCATTTTTAGATGCGTATTTTCCAAAAAGGATTGATTGAACTTTCTGTGCCATAGAATCACCTTGTTCAAATTGTAACCTTCCACTTTTATCATATACACCTTTTTCTTTTACTGATTTTATCCCCTCAAGAGTTTTCTTTATTTGATTTCCAGCTGGAATTAAACCTATTGCAGATTTTCCAACATCTTGTAATTTTTCTTTTAAATTTCTCTTATTACCGTATTTATCAGGAGCATTTACTAGTGCTTTTCCAGTTTCTACAGGAAATTTTAAAGATGGTGGTATTTGAAACCTGTACCACGGGAGAAGCTCTTTTGGTTCCATTCCAAACGCTTGCCCTATCGTATAAACAAAAGCTGTACCAGCAAGTGCATATCGCATGAGTCCAGTAAAATTTTTGTCTTTAGCCATTTGAGTAAGAAATTCAATCTGTTTAGTAGTGAATGTTTGGAATTGCATTAGAGTTTTCATTAAATCATTCGACATTCCAACAGGAGTATCAACAGAATCAAACACAAATTGAGTTTTTCTGACAATGCTTTTAGCGTATTTTATAGCTTCGTCTTCAGACATACCCCTATTCAGTGCTTGTGCTTTAGCTCCAAAGTAAGCAGCTCCTCTGTTTATTTTTTCAGCTCTATCAAAGAAAACAAACAACACTTTGTCCATCGTTTCTACTGCTTTTTTAGTAGCATTTAGAGCTCTATCTTGTACAAAACCAGCATTCAATACACCTTCCCGTGTAAGTTCTTCACCAGCACCTTTTCTAAACAAGTTCAAATACCCAAGCGCTGTGTATTTTTCTCCTAGAGTCGAATAGGTGTTTATTCCCTGTGACAGGTTACGGAGTGCAGAAGTAGGATTGAGTCCAAGCATCCCTCTGAAAGTTGCTTGACGCAGAAATTTAGTTATTGCATTAGTTGGTCTTTGTCCAAGTTTATACCCTATGATTGATTTTAGGAAATTGTCAACACCCTCCTCGGCTTCACTTGGACGCATGTTGATATTATTTATATATCTTTTTATGTAGTTAAATTGAGACTTCTCAATGTTAGAGACATCCAAAGAACTACCAGTGCGTGCCTGTATTTTTTCCAATACTGGATCCATGTGTACCTTTCGAGTAGCACGTTTTGTGTAGGCATCAAGTGCTGCCCATGTGTCTTGCTTATACCCCTTCGCCCCAAGACGCTTTAATAGAAATGGATCGTACACTTGACCAGGGATTTTATCGGTAATGATCTTTGCAAGCTCCTCGTCAAATTCTTTTGCGAGTAACTCCTTATCGAATATGTGGGTAATATAGTGAGATATCTGATTATCTTTAGGAAGTTTCAGTCTCTCTGCCCATCCTTGTAACCACTCTTTAATTTCAAGTGCTACTTTTTTCTCCTCTGGTTTTAACGTTATTGCTTCACCATCAAGAAATTTGAATATGTTTTTGTTACCTTCAGGGGACACTCTCTTTGACCATTCTGTTATGGAATCAAGGTTTTTAGGTAGTTCTTTCCAGTAAGAATCCATCGCATCTCTAAGATCATTAGCCTCTTTACCAAAGCCTATTTTTTCCATCACATAATGTGGTGTTGTCAAATATGTGTCAATGAGGTGTACTTTCTTCTGGACAGGAGTTACTGTTTGTTCTATAATTTTAGG